CCTTCTCGTTAAAGCCTCCAACATTCCATTCGTAAATGTGATTGAGTTCTAAGCCATCATCACCATTATAGTTTTTACCATTCTTCCAATTATAAAGAGTGGCAACAGTACCATCGGCAAATTCAAAAGCCCATTCAACATCGGTTTTATAATTATCACATAACTTTGGGTTAGGTGGACCGAATGCCGCTAACAGCTGTTCATAGCTAGCTTTGATATAACCTTGTAAGCTAGTGCCATATATATTTTCAGTTGCTTCCATTTTATTTTCCCTTTTTATTAATTAATAATTGACTATGGGCTATATCCCATGTTAAGTCAAATATATAATTAAACATAAGGAGTGATTATGCCTAATTGGACTAGTAATAATGTTTTATTTGTTGGTAAAGAAAGCCAACTTAAAAAACTACAGACTATGTTGAAATCAGATGATAATGAATTTGATTTTAATAATGTGATTCCAATGCCGAATGAATTGTCTGATACAGTAAGTGGATCAGAGAATGCAAAACCAGAGTGGCAAAAGAAACGATCCCAAGAACTAATGAATAAGTATGGTGCTGATAATTGGTATGATTGGAGTATTAATAATTGGGGCACAAAGTGGAACGCATGTGATACTGAAGTCGAGCAACGTGATGGAACTTTAATCTATCGTTTTGACACGGCTTGGGATTGCCCAAGAAGAATTGCTGAAGCATTACTAAGAATGCAAAAAACAATTCTTCAAGATATAAATATATCTTGGGAATGCATTCATGAGGACGGCGATGAAGAAGAAACTTTAATAGATATAGAGACTGATTATGACATCCAAACCTCTTGATCAAATGTCCACGCAAGAATTAAAACTTGCGTGGGGCAAACGTGCAAAAGATTTTCTAGTAGGTAGAAAAATAGTTGATGTTTACTACCACTCAGAAAAAGAAAATGAAGAGATCTTTGGAGACATGGACGCAAGAACTAATATCAAAATAGTATTTGATAATGGTCATTGGATCACAGCCTCTCAAGATGATGAAGGAAACGGAAGTGGAGTTATCTTTACTACGGATCCTAAACTTTCAGTAATCCCCTCTATATAGAGGGGCACTCCCGAAGCTACCTGGTTTACATTCCCAGGTAGCTGACAGCTAGCAGCTCAGCCAATTAAAATTTTAAATGTATTAATGCTCAAGGTCTCAAGGACCAGGGCACAAGCAGCTTCCAAGCAGCTCAGCCGCCTCAAGGCTCAAGAATTTTTTTTAATTATTTAGTTGACATTACTCCCATGATATCTTATATAATAGATAGGGTCAAATAACGTTAGCCACATGTCCGACTTAGTAATAGTAAGCCGAATTGTGGGGGTAGATATACCACCGAGTTTTGGCCCTAACATAGGAGTGAATATGAATATAAAAGAAGCGAAGGCAATTGTAGGAGGATTAAGTAATCCAAGCAAGATGCCCGGTTATGGCTACGGCTTAAGCGCATTTGATTGTGCGGTAGGTTCGAAGCTTAGACTGATAAAGAATAGTACGTGTTCAATGTGTTATGCATTGAAGGGACGTTATACTTTTAAAGGGGTCAAGAACGCTCACGCCAACAGACTTGAAGCGATCACCAAATCCAATTGGGTTGAGGCCATGGTACTATTGATCAATAATTATGGAAAGAAAATACCTTATTTCAGGTGGCATGATTCCGGGGACTTACAGTCGGTGGATCACCTGAAAAAAATCGTAGCTGTTGCAATGCGCACGCCGTCAGTTAAGCATTGGCTGCCGACTAGAGAAGCTGGGATCCTGAAAACCTTCTACAAAGAAGGCGGTTCACTCCCGGGAAACCTGGCTGTACGTGTGTCAGCTACGATGATTGACGGTAAGCCCCACTCCAACGTGGGGTTAACGTCTACTGTAAGCAAGAATGAGAAGCCAATAGGATATAGTTGCCCGGCTGGTAAACAAGATAATGAATGTAAGTCTTGCCGGGCTTGTTGGAATATCAATATACAAAATGTAAGTTATGCAGCTCACTAGCTGCATGATTTATTCAAGCTGCAATGTAAAACTGGTTTGAAACGTTTTTGCAGCTTGAGTAAATCATATGTTTCACGTGAAAAAAAAAATGTAATAAGGCTCAAGGCACATGGTTCAGGAACCAGGGTTCAAGGTCACAAGGCTCATGGATTAAGGCGCAGGGTTCAAGGCGCAAGCCTTCTTTTGCTAGGCTCAAGGCTCTAGCTCCAGAATATATGGACATCCCTCCCCCTCCGAGGGGGGTAGCCATGATAAACGAACAGCCACCGTTCGTATTATGGCTCATATGCCACGATATTTGTCCACTAGACAACCCTATTTGATTACCCCTAGTAACCTTCAACTCAATCCAAAACTGTCCTCTCTGCTCATCTGTGAGCTTATAAACAGCAAGGATATCAGGCAAGCCTAGAGGAGTAACAGCCTCAATTCTTGTCAAGGTTATTTTTGTAAACTTATCCTTGATCCTTTTCCAAAATCTGCTCTCTGGTTTTGTTGTCATCTATCTCTTCAAAGCTCCCTTCAACAGACAATCTCTTGTCCATGTCACGCAATAGTTTATCAACTTCTTCACGATTCAATTGGTCAATACTACCATGCATAATCTCTTTGCGATCAATATATAAACCTGCCACTTGACCTCTAGATTTCTCAGCCGTAACGGCAGCATTCCAATTGCCCTTCTCTTCAGCACCTACACTCAATTGATGTAATCGTTTCAAATGTTTATGAAGATTAACTTCATATTTCTTTTCATCTTGATTGCGAAGTTCTCTTATGTATTCCATACAACCTGGATGTTTCCTCAACTCTGAGGCTTCTTGCTTTGCCCTATTCTCTGAGTATCCAGCTTCTATTGCACATTGAGTAGCTGTTTTTGTGTCGCCTTCTTGAACAAATAATAAGCAAAACTTGATCTGTTTTGGTGTTAATTTGTCTCTAATTTCTTCTATATTCATACCCCCTTATAACACATTTTTCGCAGAAAACAAAGATTCTACCGCTACACCACTTTTTCAGAAGTAGCGGTCATGTAGCGGTTAAAAACAGTCTAAGTTATTGATAAGTATATATTAATTACCTACCGCTACACCGCTACACCGCTACACCACTATTTACTATTGTTAATTATAATTTTGAAATAAAAATAAACTATACAGTAGCATTGCATAACCAATTAAAAGATGTATAGATAGTGTCTTATTCACTCCCTTTCCCCCTCAACGGTGTTTTCATTCTTCATCGGAGGGGGTTCTTTTTTATTTGACATTGATATTTATATGGGATAAATAATATATAAATTAACCAAAAAGGAGAGAAAAATGGGACAATACCATAAGTTAATTAACATAACTAAAAAAGAATATATCGTGGGCCATGATATAGGAATCAATTTAAAACATTACGAGCAAATAGGATTTGAAGGTTCGATGGCCGATGTCCTTTATTGTTTGATGATCGCTCAAGGTAATGAGAGACGTGGTGGTGGTGATGTATCTGGTCACAAATATATTGGTCGGTGGACCGGGGACGATGTAGCGATAGTCGGGGATTACTATGATTGCGAGTTAGGTGATAACCATAAATACTATAAGCTTTACGATTATGTTGAATACGATAGACATTATAAAAATATATCACCCTCTATTAGATCTATGTTAAGAGTCATTTATCCAAAGCTTAAAATTAAAAAAGAAATCCTTAAAGGTCCTGATCGTGATATGACTTTTTGGAATAGAGAATGGAAGGAGGAGGCAGCATGAGTAAGACAGGAGCGTGGGCCTTGGACCATCAAGAAAAAGAGCGAGAACTACCCATCTTTACAGTAGTTCAAGCAAGTAGAGTTATATCAACATGGACTATTCAATGTCAGGATGAAGACACAGCGATAGAAATAGCATCAACATCTACCCCTGATTATGAAGAGGTTGATCAACAATATGAATTTCAAATTGATAGAGGAGTATAATGAAAATATCTGTATTAAATAAAACAATTGTCGTTAAAATAAAAGGCCAGTGGCAACTACTCCAGGTAGAAGACGGAGAAATTTTTACTGACAATGGTAAAGCAATCAAGTATTTTGACGATGTAATTAAGGCAGAGGCAAATGATAACTAATATTTTGCTAGGACTAATACTTTTAGTCCTAGTTTTTATAGCACTAATGATTTTTATAGCAGGGGAGAGATACTTTGGATCTAAAAAATGATAAATATTTCGGTACATTACTACCACAGCACGACAAAACACCTAAGCTTGTAATCTTATCACTTGGAGCTGGGGTTCAATCATCAACCATGGCACTCATGGCAGCAGAAGGACATATCAAACCTATGCCTGACTGTGCAATTTTTGCTGATACAGGATATGAACCTCCTGGAGTCTATGAGTATTTAGATTGGTTAGAAAAGCAATTACCTTTCCCAGTATACCGAGTGATGAAGGGAAACATACGAGACGATATGGTCAACTCCGTGGACAATGGGACAAGATTCCCAACCGCTCCGTTCTTTACAGTCAATGCAGAGACAGGAAAGAAGGGAATGTTAATGCGTCAATGCACAAACGACTACAAGATTCAACCAATTAGAAAGAAGATCCGTGAACTATTAGGTGTGGGGTATTATAAACACGTCAAGAAAAATGTATGGGTAGAGCAATGGATAGGAATCTCAACCGATGAGATTGCAAGAATGAAACCTGCAAGAGATAAATACATCATCAATCGTTGGCCTTTACTCGAGTTAAATATTAATAGAAGACAATGCCAAGATTGGTTCGAGAAGCGTGGGCATAGAAAACCTACCAAGTCAGCGTGTATCTGCTGCCCCTTCCATGATGATGCGCATTGGCAAGACATGAAAGACAATCGCCCGGAAGAATTTGCGGACGCTGTAGACTTCGATAAGAAGATTAGGAACGGATCACGGAATGTAAAAGACGCTTTGTTCTTGCACCGATCAGCACAACCACTCGACCAGGTAAAGTTCAAACCAAAAAAAGAACAATACGATATGTTTGATAATGTCTGTGAAGGTATGTGTGGGGTTTAATCGAAGAACCACTTCGGATCTTCAACGATAGGTCTGAGAATCTTGCGTAAAGATTCCTTACCATCCTCACAAATAGTCAACCACTCTTCAACTGTATAGCTGCGATTGTATTTTGGATTCCAGAATTCTACAGATAAATTGTTACATTTAAAGCAACGTCTGATAGATTTTACAGGACTATCAGGTAAACGTAATGGCATAATACCGCCTTTGTTGGCCGCATTGTATCAAAAAGGTGGCTCCCCGTCAAATATTACTACGGGATTACTCTTTATAAATTTTGTAGTTTTTGAATGATTCCGGGTCAAGAGGTGGTCCGTAGTAGACAGACAAGGAATCTTCAGTGCCCTCTGTCCAGGTTTGGTGGTAGTAGTTATCTTCATTGAGTTCCCCTTGTGAGTCACAAACCTTACACTGCTCAACTGATTCAGTCGCTTCCCAATTAAATTTGACATATCCATTTCCTTTGCAGTTGTAACATATCATCACCAGCTCCTTTGATGCGTGTCATAATACTTTATAATTTTTTCATGTCTTCTTCTTTTTGGTTTTGCATCTTTAACAACTTGATGACCTCTCTTTAACTTACGTCTGTAAGCAGCTCCGAGTACAGAGTTCTTACTACGGCCAAAGATAGTACCAATTTGTGTGTAGGAAAATTTTTCTTTTAACTTTTCAATCAGATCTAAGTCTCTGTCTGTATATTTTTTTTCAAATTTACTTCTCATGTGTACCTCCTTATCATAATTTTATACAAGCGCTCCCATCTCAAGCGAGTAGCAACCTCTTTACCATTGCGTGGTTCTCGGGTTGCTACCTTGGAAACTTTTTCGTATTCCTTCATGAGCCTAGTTCTAAGAGTATTCTTCTTAACCACGATTCCTCCTTCGTAATTTCATAATAATACCAGGTGCAGTATTGTTTATCTCCCAAGCAATCTCTCATATAACTTTGATAGGGAGAGAAATAGATCACCATTGCCGTGCTAATGACAATCGCAATAGCGATCCATTTCATCTTTCAGTTTTAAATTTTTCAATTCTTTTCTTTTTTTCTTCATCAGTCATGTCACGCCAACGTTTACTACCCTTCGGCCTTCTGTAAATGCGAACAGTGTTTTTAGTTCCAAGAATAAAACCAAGAATAAAAATTAAAACAATAGCTAACACGTGCCAAACATGAAACATCATGCTGCACTCTTCAGTTCTTTTTTAACTGTTGGCTTTTGCTTTTGCCATTCTTGATCTACTAACATAGAGATCACTGCTCCGATTGAGCGATGTGAATGACTAGCAATTATCTTTGCTTTGTTGTACGTTTCCATTTTCGTAGCAACTGATTTATATTTAGTTGTGTCCATTAGGACTCCTTTCTTTTTTTAATGGGTTCGATAACCCAGTTCTTAACGTCTTCCCCCATCACCTCACTTGCGATGTCAATCTTACTACGAAGACTACGCACAATCTTTTCATCGACTGTACCTTCAGCTATCATATCAACGTAAGTAACTTTATTTACTTGGCCAATACGATGCGCTCTATCTTCCGATTGCATCCTCTTCTCTAAATCATATGAGTTAGAATAATATACAACAGTATGAGCTGCAGTCAGTGTTAGACCGTAACCACCTGTTGAAGGATTACCAACAAAATATTTTAGTGAAGAATTCTTATCTTGAAACTTTTCAACAATATCCTGGCGATCTTTATCTTTTGTATCACCATAATATGTAGCAACAGAATCTGCTCCAAACTTTTCAGATAATGTTTGTTGAATTTTTTTAATATCAAATCTATAGTTCGCCCAAATAATTACTTTGCCATCCACTTCTTCAAGGATGTTAAGTAATTCATTCATGCGATTACTTTTTATTTCTTTTGTATCACCATCATCAAACGTTACATGACCACAAGTTATTTGGTGTAAACGTATAAGTGCTGCCAAGGTACTAAGACTTGTCATTGTCTTACCATCCATCTCTGTAATATTAAAACGTCTCATCTCTTCGTAAGCTTTCACTTGTTCTGATGTAAGTGATATCGTTCTTGTTGTATAAATTTTTTCTGGTAGATCCAAACAGTCCTCCTTTAATACCCGGTAAGAGTATTGATCTATGATTGTATTTAATTCTGGTAGCCGTTGAAATCCTACAACCAGGTTCGTGGACCGTGTTCCAAAATTCCTGCGTACCATAACAGCATACCGAGATTTAAATGCCCAATAATTTTGGCGTGTAATATTAGGACTTAAAAATTCTAACTGCGCATACACATCTAATGGATTCTTAGTAACAGGAGAACCTGTCATGATGCGTCTTACCTTGGCTAACTTACTGATTTTTATAGCGTTTTTAGTACGTGATGCTGTTGGTGTTTTGATAGTTGTTGATTCATCGATCGCTAATAGTGTGCGATTTTTGTGTAAGAACTGTGTCACATATTTTATCCCAACACTTCCACTCAATGCTTCAATGTTCATTAATAAAATTCTTAACTTACCATTGGGATAAATTATATCTTTTAATTTTTTCTTATCATCCTTTGTCATTTCACTTGGAGCTCTCCATGCAGCTACAGTATAAGGTATCTCATCTGGTAAATGTGTGGGTATTTCTCCTCTTTCCCAGTTACGATACACACCTTTAGGTGCAATAATTAATGCTGAATCAATCTTACCTTGTAAAAAATATCCACCAATTTCATCAATTAATACTTTAGATTTACCTGTGCCCATTTCCATAAAAAAAGCATAGTATTCCTTGTTATATGCTTGTTTCAATGCCTCTAACTGATGGGCATAAGGCTTTGTCTTAAAATTATATTCACTCATTTTTTATTTTTATAGTTGACTATGAGATAAATTGCAAGTAGTAAATAGAAAAATATGGGAGAGCATATGAATAACATAACAAAACTATTTGAAGACGTATCAACAGAATCATTTAATAAAATAGATGATGAAGCTCTTGGTCAATTAGGATCAGAGATTGAACGCATACGTTCTGTTCAAGAACAAATTGAATTGACAGAAGTAAAGATAAAAAAATTAAAAGAGGAAGAGCAAGTATTAGCTGATAGCATTACCGATCTTCTTCAATCAAAAGGTGTGTCTGAATTAAAATTAACAGACGGATCTAAAGTCACCACAAAAGAACAACTCTATTGTAGTATTAAAGAAGAAAATAAAGAAGCTGCACATAATTGGGTGCGTGATCAAGGTGATGGTGATATAATAAAGAACATAGTTAGTGTGGATTTCAAAAAAGGTGAAGACAAAGTAGCCCAAGAATTCAAACAACTAGCAGAGGATTCGGGACTCGTTCCGAATGAAACCTCATCAATACATCCGAGTACATTACGTTCGTACTTGAATGCAAAATCCAGAGATGGAGTAGACTTTGATGAGAAATTGTTTGGTGCCTTTAGGCTTAATAAAGTCAGTATCAAGCAATCGTAACTTTAAACAATGAGGTATGAATTATGAATAAACAAGTTCAGAAAAAAGAAAGCAACAATGCTGTTGCTATTATGTCTCAATTCGAAGGAGTTGATACAGGATTTGAAGAGATGAGCGCAGATGATCTGCAGCTTCCTCGACTAAAACTTCTACAAGCTATGTCTCCAGAGTTAGAAAATGATGATGCACTACGTGCAGGTCATGTGCTTAATTCTGTCACTGGAGATTGGTGGCCTAGTGATCAAGGGGTTAAGGTTATCCCTTGTGTTTATCATAAGACTTACGTTGAGTGGGCTCCTGTTGGTAGTGGCGCTAAAGGTCCTGTGGCCGTGCACCAATCAAAAGAAGTCATGAATGACACGATACGTGGCGATGATAATAAGTTTTATAAGAATGATAACTCAGGTAATTACATCGAAGAGACAGCTAATTACTTTGTGTTAATCGTGGGGGGAAAGGGTGAAACAAGTCAAGCAGTGATCTCAATGAAGTCATCGCAGCTTACGCCAAGTAGAAATTGGAATAGTAAAATGAAAAATTTGAAGATCCAAAATTCAAAAGGAACTTATTTTACTCCACCAATGTGGTCACATTCTTATCTTCTTAAATCAGAGAAGGCAAAGAATGGAGATAAAACCTGGTATAAGTGGAAGATAGAGTTGGACTCTATGTTAACAGATGAAGCGCATGTCACTGAGGCATCTGCTTTTTCTAAAGACATGGGTGCAGCTAAAGAGAAGCTTCAACCAGAAATGGAGGAGGATAAAACTTCACAAGATAAAGTACCCTTTTAACAGTTAGGTTGTAGAAAATGGTTAACGGATTACAGGCCCGTTCGTCAGATTATGTGTTGTTCTACAACTTATGCTTTCTTAAACAACGCATAATCATGGGCCTGCATTTAACTATTTTACATCATGAGCACAGAAAAATTTAAAAAAATATTCGAGGGTTTAGATAGGGCATATGGTCAATACTCACCGGGTGATATTAAAAACGGAAAGGTAGGAGGCAATGCAGTTACTAAAAGAGGTTTTATATCAGATACATTATGGGAAGATCATCTTGCGGGTAAAGCGCCTAGTTTGGGAAGTATCCCCATTAGAGATGATAGCACTTGTTCTTGGGGTTGTATTGACATTGATACTTATCCTTTAGATTATAAAAAAGTAATTTCCAATATACGAAAAAATAATTTACCATTTGTACCATGTCGTTCAAAAAGTGGTGGTGCACATTTATTTCTTTTTACAGAAGAACCAATCACAGCAGAGATCATGCGAAACAAGTTGATGGAATTAGCTGGAGGGTTAGGCTATGGCAGTTGTGAAATATTTCCAAAGCAAGTTGAACTCAATACGACTAGAGGAGACATTGGTTCTTTTCTTAATCTACCTTACTTTGATAGCAGTAATACTATGCGCTATGCTTTTCTTGATGATGGCAGTGCTGCTACATTGGATCAGTTCTTTGATCTATATGATGAACACAAAATTAAAAAAGAAGATTTTGAAAAGATAAAAATAAAAACAAAGAAAAAAACATCTGGGTTTGATGGACCACCTTGCCTGGAAACATTAATGGGAATAGGAATAGTGGAGGGAACTGAGAGTCCAAATGGTGGTCGTGATAATGCTTTGTATCATTACTCAGTGTATGCAAAAAAGAAATGGCCAGATAATTGGGAAGATAAAATTTCTGAGTTTAATAATAATTATATAAAACCACCTTTGTCTTACACACAAGTAGATAAAACAATTAGGCAGCATAAGAAAAAAGATTACAAATACAAATGTAAAGACAATCCAATGTGCAACTTCTGTGACTCTTCTCAATGTCGTAAAAGAGAGTTTGGTATTGGTGGAGATTTTGAGTTTGGTTTTGATAGTATAAAAAAATATCAAACAGAGAATTCTATTTGGTACATAACCATTGATGGTAGACAAGTTCGTGTAAGAACAAAGACATTACATAAACAAGATACATTTCAAGAAACTGTTTATGATCAAATAAATGTTATCCTTCCAGATCTATCAAGAAAAGATTGGAAGATAAAATTACAAGAGATTGGTAATAAGGCAGAGATCATTGAAATGGGTGATGATGTTTCACCAGAAGGTAGATTTGATCAGCACTTACACGCATATGTAAATGACCAAGGAAAAGGTTTAACTATTGATGAAGTAAATTATGGTAAAGCTTTTGAAGAGAACGATAAGATATATTTCAAAATGGAATTCTTATTAATGTATTTAGAGAAACAGAGGTTCAGAGGTTTTGATGCGGTAAGAGTAGCTGCACGATTAAAAGAGAGGGATGCAAAATCAGTTGTTAGAAAAGTAGAAAAGAAGAATACCAGGTTATGGGAAATTGATAATGAAAGTTTTAAAAGAATTGAGTCGCTGCCATTACCAAAAGAAGATAGTTCGGATAATGATGAAACTTTACCTTTCTAAAAAACTTCTTGACTTTAATATTAATGCGGGATATAATGAGATATCATTTTAAACAAAGGAGTGAAAATGAAACTATCTAAAAAAGTATACGACCATATCTTTACAGCTCTTGCTTTAGCCGATGAGAGTTGGAGAGATAATGAAGATACTCAGAAGTATTTACCAAAAAGTGAAGAAGCAATTAAATGGCTTAAAACTGTTTGGGATAAACAAGAAAAAGCTAATCGTGCTATTAAAGCAGGATTAAAAAAATCAAAAGATGCTAAAAAAAGATTGGAAGAGTGGTATGCTAAAAACAATGTGAAGATAGGCATATGAAATTACAACACTTAGATTTATTTAGTGGTATCGGTGGCTTCAGTTTAGGACTCGAAGCCACTGGAGGTTTTGAAACAAAAGCATTTTGTGACATTGAAAAATATCCAAGACAAGTGCTGCAAAAGCATTGGCCTCATGTTAAACAATACGAAGATAT